CTTGACACCACCAAACCCCCAACAGTTTCGGTATATTTGCTGTGCAACCAAACTTGCAGAGTCGCCAGTCAGCTTTGAAAACGTCAAAGCCATGTTTGTCAACTTGGCATTGCATCCTGACTTAAAATCAAAGTCATGTGTGTTATCGGTGAAGACATTACCGTCAACAGTATGCCCGGTGCGGTAAAGCCTAATTGCTGTTTCGCAATCTTCCAAATTGTTTGTATTGACAACCTGATTTGCGTAGTCATATATGATGACGCCGACATTCGCATTGACTACTGTATTGTTGAAAATAAAGTTTGGATTTGCTGGCACCGTCACAGGGCCAGTAAATTCAATTCCTACTTTTGTCAAGGAGTTTTGAAATTTGATCAAATTGTCATGAATGCTTATGAATCTTGCATTTCCTCCAACAGTAATTGCAGTATTAAGTCCAGATGGGTCAGTAGGATTATTAAAGCAGCCGGACACATTAATAAACTCAGAGTCCGCGCAGAAGAACAAGTCATACCAACGACCAGATGTGACTTGAAAGATGTTTTTCACCGCACCGTTGCGGCACGCCATTGGTGAAATCGAATTATCATTGCCGATGTTAATTGGTGTTGCCGTGTTGGACGACCAAATGTTCTCAATGATGAAGTCTGTAGCGTTGACAGCCCACACGCCAAGCCCTTGCGACCCGGCTGCTGCCTTTGTCATCACATGGATGTTTCGAACCGCAGCGTTTTTCGTGGTCAGTTTCGAATAGTCACCAGCATCGAACTGAGCAATGCTGGCGTCCGTGACTGCCGATCCGACGTTACTCCAGCCAACCCATTCGCTGCTGATGCCGATGTGAATCACATCGCCAGCGTTTGTATAAGTTCCGACGGAGTTGCGAATTTTTGACGCATAGCCAGCGCCGACAAGCTGAATGTCACTGCGAACAATGATCGGGCTGGAGACGTCATAAATTCCGTCAGACGGCGGTACATACAAAGTTCCACCACCTTGCGACTCAAGGTATTCAAGCGCCGCTTTGAAAAACGGCAAGTTGTCGGTTCCTGCAGTGCCAATCGTTCCATCTGCAACAGCACCGAAATCCTTAACACTCACAAACTCACGCAGCTTATCCTGCACATTGGTAGCTACTGCTCCGGTGCCTGATGGGGTGTAGGGCAGAAGACTTGCATCATCATGATAAGTCTTGGCGTTAACATCGTTCAGCCAAGTGGCCTCAATCACCGTTTGCTTATCCACGAATACTGTATCAGTCATTTTAAGTCCTTAAGTTGCAGAAGTCTGCGCCGTGAGCAGTCCGTTTGTGAAAGTCATCGAGCCATTAGCGCCGCCGGGGGTTAGTTTTGCAGTAGTAATTGTTACTGACAGTCCGCCCAGGCGTGAAGTATCTAGGGTCCCTGTCGTATCAGTGTTTATATCAAGCGTAGCATCCCCACTCGTTTCACGCCCTTGCGCATCAAAAGTTGTTTTAACGTACGTCCCTGGCGTACCTACGTTAGTCAGGGACACCATTCCTGAGACTGTAATCGGCCCGCCGGTCAACCCTGTGCCAGTTCCTACACTAGTCACCGTCCCCGAGCCAGCGCCGGCACTAGACAGCCTGCTAGACAGATCCAGAAACCAGCGCAGCCAAATCGGGTTGAACGCAGATTTTCCTGTACGCTCGTCCACTAGCACGGGCAAGGCGTAAGTCGGCGGGGGCTGGAATAACGTAGTCATAGCACCCCAAGATCAAGTTGTAACTCAATCGCCTGTAAGCGTAACCGCGTATCACATTTATGCCGCAAGTGCATTGCCCGCCGCCGGAAGGTGCCGCAATTCTCCAGAAAAGCACGCTCGACACTGAGATCAACTGCCCGGAAAGTGCTCCAGCCGGACGAATCATAGTCGCTGTCATTCACACGAACCTGCAGGGAACTCCCCGGCGTCTGATCCGCGATGAACTCCATGAAGTTCAGTTGCTTCCGCCTCCGCACCCCGCCGTCAAAGTTCGGCGTGTACAAGTCCACCGTGATCAGGGCCCCTGCGTCGTTGGTGTAAGTGGAATCGAGCTTATACAGCTTCCCGTCGGACTCGTGTTGAAGAACTCTCCCCGTCCCTGGAAGGTAGGTGCAGGCAACTGCCTTGAAATAGTTTCCTTCTGGGTCAGTCCACTGCGCCCACATCTTCTCCCCCAGGTCATAAGCCAGGGTAAGATTCGCATTCTTAACCGTCACGACGTAAAAGCGATGGCCCTCGAACTTGACGCTAAAGGAATAGACCTGCGAGAAGTCCGCGTCTGCGAGTAAACGTTCCACAGCTGGTGTTGACACAACGGAAACTTTTAAGTTATCAAGCATCACGACCTGCACGGCGGAGGCTCGGTTCGTGGCCAGCCAGAGCAGCGCTCCGTCTATTTCCTGCACGGAGTCCCCATTGACACAGCCGTAGTTGATCTTCGCCCCCTGCACTGGGCCGAGGGGAAGGGCCCCGACGGGATTCTGTGCGTCATAGAAAACTTCAGTTGACCACTCTTTCAGCGCCAGGACGTAGACGAGTTGCTTGGCCAGAAACACTCCACGATCCGGCTCAATCTGTGCACCGAGAAGGTTTAACACATCTGTCCACTGTTCCGGCGCGTTCATGCCCGGAACTGTATCACTGCCATGAATATAGCCATCTTGGTCTAGGCAGTAGGTAGTTCCATCTAGATACGCCCAACCCTTCACGCCGCCGGTTGCGTAGGTGTTTCCAGGAAAATTTGCGCCTGCGATCTGCGCAAGAGTTGTGCCGTCCCAGTTGTAAGCCTTTATTCCATTGCCTAACTGCAAACGCGGCGTTGTCCCAAGGCTGGATGCAAAACGATAAACTCCGCCGGTGGCGTCTACAGTTCCAATGCTCACGCCGTTCTTGTAGAGGTCTGTGCCAAAAATCGAGTAAATGTCGCCTTCCCAGTTGTAAACTCCAGCACCTGCTGCGGCAGTGACTGAGCTATACTCAAGCATCCCCGGGCGCTTATAGATCCAATACTCCCCCTCCGCGCGTCCCTTTTCCACGTAGCCGTTAACCAAGCGCGCGTCCTTCTCCAAACTCTCGCTCCGGTTCGCCGGCTCAAGCACCAGCGGAAGGCGCCGAGGGAGGGCAACTGTTTCAGCTTGTGGCATTATCGAAAGCTCCTTGCGGCATGAGTCCCCTGGGAGTCAGGCGCGAAACGCGTCGGAGCATCTTCAACGTCCCAGTCTTCCAGCATGGTTCTGTAAGCCACAGCACGTTGCTGACACCGATCCATAATAGCCTGCGGCTGCCCGGTAGCAATTTCGTCTGCCAGCCCCCAGCGTAACGCAATCCGCCACTCGGCGGGAAAGTTCATATCCTCCGTCAGCGTGGTGAAGTTTGTCACTTGCTTCTGCACAACCAGATGAAGCGTCCCCGCCGCCGCCAGCGTATCCGGCACGGGCCAGACTGCGACGGAAAGCTGTGTTTGCTGCTTATCGACGAAGTACGCGCTCAGCTGGCCCTGCTGAGTCACCTTGCTCAGCCGAGTGTACTCATTCCAACTCATCGTGTTCAGCGGACGACGGATTCCGTTAGTGTCTTGGTAGTAAGTCTCAACCACCCGCAACGGCTTCGGCATTCCTACGTCACCACCGGGGGTAAGTGTATAAGTGCCTTTGCCCGCCGTTAGCGTAACTGAGACATCTTCAAGCAACCAAAGCTTCAACCCTTGGGTCTGCCAAAGATTGATCAAGTCCCCAAGCTTTCGCATCCCCAGGACAAACTGTTCGGAGTTAGGAACCTGACCCTGCTGGGTCAGCCCCGCGTCAAAATAAGCATCGCTTATAATTGACTGCGGAGTGTTGTCGTTTGGCGTAGTCATTAGCGTGCCTGCGTGATGCTAAAGCTAACAGTAGCGCCATTGGTGACGGAGTTTACCAAGAAACGCGTGGCCACTACGGGGAAGGCGTAGTTCCCGTCTGCTGAGGCAGTCTTGTTAGCCAGTGTTGAGTGTGGCCACCAAGTTTCGTTACCCTCCGTAATGGGGTCTCCTTGCAGGGACTCCAGACAATGCTGAACCGTCACATTAACAGTCCCAGTAATGACAAGCCCAAGCGAAACTTGGAAATTTTGTTGCCGCCAGTTGAGCGGGAAGGTCGAGCTCACCGCGCCGGTCGCCCAGCCGATGTTAAACGTGTCCGCTCCCGTCGTGGCAGAGACCAAAACACTCGTAACACTTTTAAAGTATTTCGTAGTGGTAATCGTGGCCACTCCGTTAGGCCCCGCAAGGTCTTCGCTTTGCGCCTTCCCATTCGGGCCAACGCCAACAACGGTGAAGGTCTTGGCCGTATGGTCAGTCGCCGCCAGGCCCCCTACGGTGATCAGATGGCACAGTCCATCCGAGACTTCATTCGTAGTAACCGCCAGCCCGGTTCCCGAGTAAGCAACTGCGCTGGCAAGTCCCGCCGCCGAAGCGGATACAGGAGCATAAGTGATTCGGTAGGGGTACATAGTAAGTCCTTAAATAACAGTTAATTCCACGTAAGAAACTTCAGAATCCTGACTCGTGTATTTGGATACACCTGATATATTCGTAAGTACCGCACTTCCCGTTAGGGTTCCTTGCTAATCTGCTTTCGTAGGCCCGTAGTCAACTCCTAGGCGAACATCAGCCTCGATAGCAATGCATGTGGTAATAGTCATTTCGGCCCTTCAAGAACTGCTCTCCAAACTGCAAACACAATGAATCCAAAAAGCCCAATTAACCCCCACTTAGCGACAGACGCAGCAATGTCGTGGTAGAATTTGGATGAAGCCTCAGCTTTCTCAAGCGCGGTAATCTGCATCTGCTTGTGTCGCGCGGCGTCTCCGTCAACGAAGGCGTTTTTCTTAAATTCTTCAATTAAATTAGCGGCTGATGTAGTCTCGTCAGCAATGTGCTCGGTGAGCTTACGATCCACTTCACGCACATCTTTGTGGATTTCGGTGACGAGTTTGAGGATTGTTTCCATCTTGCTTATTTCCTTCCGATTGCATCTGCAAGTGGACCAGCAACTTTCTCAACTGACCGGCCAATAACGTAACCACCCAGACCGAGCTGCACAATGTCCCACAACTTGAGGTACTCGTCGTCAGCGAGATTAGGTGCAGCCCATCCAAACCACCTGGCCACGATCAACCCGGTGAAGGTTAACATGGTCAGTGGACGCCAGTTAGCAGCAAGCCAATGCGTTGATGCAGCTTCAGTTTTGACAATGTCTGACTGCGCCATGAACACGGCAAGAAA